CTGGCTAAGCTGGACGGGAAATTGTGCGGCCCTGCACTCGCATACAATTCTATACAAGGTATACGAGCCGAATCTGATACAGCTAATTTTGTACTGGACGGGTACCGGAAGATCAACCAGAACCCCTTACCGGAGGGCTGGCTACTTTGGCTACTCCGTTGGCCTGGTGATACATTCTGGGCGTACCTGAATGAGTTAGAGCTGAGCGGGGATAACCTTGACTTCATTAACGATTGCGTAAGGAGGAACTGGTTTGATACCTACGATACCAGCAGTACCTGAGTTCACACCGCCTCAGGAGGCCCCTGTGCCTAAGCCCAGAGTGATGCGTAAACTAGCCCGATCCCAGATGCTTGCTTTTAAGAAGCAGCAGATCATCAAGCAAGGTTGGCGTTGCCCCATCTCCGGTAAGAAGTTTGACCCAGCTAAGCTAGAGGATGCTGTTATAGATCATTGCCACGTCACCGGGGAGATACGCGGTATCCTTTCCCGCTCTGCTAACGCAGCGGAGGGTAAGGTGAAGAACGCAGTAGCCCGATGGGGTGGGACAGGGGATAACTACGATGCTGTCCTAGCCTTCCTTAAACGGCTTATAGCGTACCTTGAAGCACCTGGGTGTGGGGTAATCTACCCGTTTCATAAAACGGATGACGAGAAGCGGCTAGACCGGAACAAGAAGGCCCGGGAAGCCAGAGCGAAACGAGCTGCACAAGTAGCTATGAAACAAAGGAGTTCTAAATGACTAACTCAGAGAAACTTGCTATAACCTTAAAGGTAATTAACCTGCTGTCCAGTAAGGTAACGCTGGTAGCAGCGGGAGGGGCAGCCCGTGACGATATACTAGGTGGGACTATCAAGGATATTGACTTATTCGTACTGGACGGGCTAGCGGAGTCAGAGCGGTGTGAGGAGGAATCCGAGAACACTGCGATGTATGTCCGTGAATTGTTGGGCGTTAAACATACCGACGTGCTGTACTCATACCGTGAGGAGAGTGGGAACCTAGCCTACGTAATTAAGTTTGAATACGAGGGTGTGCAGTTCGACTTGATTGAGTTCATGGAATACCAGCCCTCTGCACGGAAGCAGGTTGAATACTTTGATACCACCTTGAACATGGTGTGGTTCGTGTACGACGAATCCGAGGAAGGATTAGTACCTGTACCGCACCCGCGTTTCGTAGAGACGTTGCTATCAGGGCATGTGCAGATACTCCCTTATATTTATGGGGACGTGAACAACAGGCTGCGGTACCTCCAGAATAAATACCCAGGGTTTGAATACCCTTTCGACACAACACAGAAGGAGCTACCACTTGACTGAACCAAAGACCATTGTCCTTGATATCGAAACCGCCTCTATTCAAGCCCACGTGTGGGGTCTCTGGAATAACAACGTTGGCCTGAATATGATAAAGGAGGATTGGCGTATCCTTTCAGTGGCCCATAAGGAGCTTGGGAACCCGTCCATTACTTACCTGGAGGCCCGACTACCCTCCCAAGAAAAGAAGCTGCTACGGGAGCTGTGGGGGACTTTAAACGATGCTGATATTGTAGTGGCCCACAACGGGAAGAAGTTTGATATCAAGAAGATTAATGCCCGATTAATCGCAAACGACTTCGGGCCGTACAGTCCCGTGAAGATCGTGGATACCCTACTGGAAGTTCGGAGGGTAGCAGCGTTCACCTCTAACAAATTGGAATACCTAACGAACTTACTAACCACGGAGAAGAAGCGAACACACAGTAAGTTCCCTGGCTTCGAGTTGTGGAAGGAGTGTCTAGCTGGTAATCCTGAAGCTTGGGCGGAGATGAAAATCTATAACATTCAGGATATCGTAAGCTTAGAGGAACTCTATGTTAAGCTACGTCCTTGGATGGCAGAGCACCCGAACCTTGGGAACTACCAAGATAACGATAATGATATCCCAGTCTGCCCTAAGTGCGGTGGTAAGCATCTCATTAAACGTGGGGTACAACGTACCCAAGTAGGGCAGTACCAACGGTATCGCTGTTTGGATTGTGGCGGTTGGAGCCGTGGCCGGGAGATGTTGAAGAACCGTGCTGAGCGTAAACATATTCTACAGGGACAGTAATGAGTACAGACATGAAACATGACGGGGGTAAGCCCCGGTTCTCCATCCTTCGCTTCGGGTGTCCAAACTCCCTCGAAGGGGTGGCACAGGTATTAACCTTCGGGGCCAAGAAGTACGCAGACCACTCTTGGCAGACTGTGAATAATGGTGTAGATCGTTACTGGTCTGCTATGGAACGACACATGAACGCCTTGGCTAAAGGCGAAACCCACGATGAAGAATCAGGGCTACTGCACATTGACCATGTAGCCTGCAATGCCTTGTTCTTGGGTGAACTATTAAGGAAACAGGATGACGGAAGCACAAACAGAAGCGATTAAAACCATTCAACGTAAAGTATTTGCTTGTATGGAAACAGGTAACCACGGAGAGGCTAAGACCTTAATCCGCGAGTTATACGAGGTTGCCCCTGAATCAGCCAAGGCTATTCAATCAGACGTAACAGCCAGCTACGGCATTTCATTATAAGGATAAAGTATGGACTTAAGGGAAAAGCAGTTCCAGTATGAACTTGACTCGGATGCCGAGGCAGCGGTGCAGCGTCTGAACGAGCTTCGGGCTGCTGCACGTGAGGGGGACTTGAATACCCCCCGCGCCCTGAAGTTCGTGGCCTCAGCCTTCAGCACCGTAGAGGCCAGTATTAAAGCAGCACAGGAAGTACAAACCAGAGGGATTGGTGGGAAGTACAAGAACTGGCTACGTAAGGTACCTGCCGATGTAGCTGCTGTAATCGCACTTAGAAGTACTATCGAAATCTGTTTACACCAGTATCACAGTCGTAAGCCTGCTACGTTCCAAGTCCTGGCCCGTGCTATAGGGCGGCTGTACGAAACTGAAGTGCGTATCCGGGAGGCTGAAGCAGTTAACCCTATGTACATGGCTAAGGTTGCTGAGCGTATCAAGACAGCAAGATCAGCAAGCACGAAGCATATACGAGGGGTATACGACGCAGCGTACAAGGAAGTAATGCACAACGAGATCGACTCTACCTTAACGGATAGTGAAGCTATACACCTAGGGAAGTTCGGTTTGCAAGCCTGTTATGAAGTAGGTATTGTAGAAACAGATCGAACATGGGCAGCCGGAGGGCAGTTAGTAACGTTCGAGCTTAGCCCGGAGGTGTATGAATACCTTACGGACTATGACGTTAAGGACGTTACAGGCATCCTTAATCACTCCGCTTCTGCTATGCTATGTCCTCCCGACCCATGGCGTACTATTAATGACGGGGGTTACCTGTCCCCAAGACGGAAGAACAACGCCCCACTATTATCCCTGAGAGGGATAAGGAGGTCTAGCCATGCTCAAATAAAAGCACAGTACACAGCAGAGAACATGCCTCTTGTGTTCGATGTAGCTAATTATCTTCAGTCCATTCCGTATACCCTGCACAAGCCCACCATAACGGCTATACAGCGAGTTTGGCAGGCGGGTGGTGGTGTACTAGGGGTACCCAGTAAAAACGGCCCACAGCGCCCCTCCATGCCTATGCAGGACGAATGGGTAAAGGACGAAGGAACCCCAGAGGAACTTGCGGTGTTTAACCGATGGAAGCGTAGGATGGTTTCGTACTATGATGATCTCCGGCACTGGAAGGGCCATGTGAGGGAATTAACGGGGTTCTTCCGCTCTTTAATGCAGGGCCATGATAAACTATGGTTCCCAACGTTCGTGGACAGCAGGGGCCGTTGGTACTACCGTGGCGCACCGAACCCGCAGGGAAGTGATATGGCTAAAGGGGTGCTGCACTTCGCGGATAAGAAACCCTTAGGTAAGCGGGGCCTGTTCTGGTTAAAAGTCCACGTAGCGAACTCTTATGGTTTCGATAAAGTGACCATGGAGGAGAGGGCCGCGTGGACTGATGAAAACTGGGATAGCATCCAGAGGGCTTTAGAGGCCCCTGAGGACTTTCCTGAGGTATGGGGTACCGATGCCCCATGGGTTATGTTTGGCGCGGCCTGGGAGCTGCGTGAGGCCCTCCTATCTGGTGATCCGTATTCATATCAGTGTGGAATACCTATTGCGAAGGATGCGACCTGCTCAGGGCTGCAACACTTCTCTGCCTTACTTCGTGATCCGGTAGGTGGGAAGTACGTAAACCTTATGGCCTCCGAAGGAACCAAGGAGGATATATACATGAAGGTAGCGAACAACACCATGCAGGCTATACAGCGTGATGTAAGTAGCTCTGATCCTCTGGTTGCTGGCCCAGCTATGTTCTGGGCTAAGCAGGAAGTACCTAGAGCTTTGGTTAAGAAGCCCGTCATGACTTATGTCTATGGGGCTACCTTCATCGGTGTGGTGTGGCATATCGAAGCGTACATTGACGAGGAGCTGAAGGGAGTTATCCCGGACAACGAACCAGTAGGGCCGTACTCACAGTACTTAGCCCGTAAGTTATTCTACGGTATAGCTAGTACAGTACCTTCAGCAGCAGCAGCTATGGCTTGGCTTAAGCAAGTAGCTAAGGATACCCCTAAGGGTCAACGTATGGTTTGGAAAGCACCTACGGGGTTTGTAGTTCAACATGACTACCAAGACTACGACGAGAAGCGTATACGAGTCCAGTCTTGTGGTATAGAACGAGTACTTGTAAGGGAGTACAATGAGAGTACTAAGCCTAAGCAAATGCAATCTGCTATAGCCCCTAACTTTATCCACGCCTTAGATGCTTCCCACTTAGCCTTAACAGCTAAGCGTATGAGTGACCTTAGCTTACACTTAGTAGGTGTACATGACTCCTTCGGTACCCACGCTTGTGATGTAGACTACATGGATATAATCATTAGACAAACGTTCTACGATATGTATAAGGATCAACAATACCTTGCTAACTTCCTTTGGGAAGTAGGTGGTGTAGGTGAAACACCTAATACATCTACGTTAGATTTAGAGTTATTATTATCTAACGAGTTCTTCTTTTCCTAGTAAAGTACTCTATATTTAATGTATATAAATCATATACTTATATAGAGTGCCATAAAATGGAATGAATGAAATGAATCTCCTGAGTGATAACGATAGGGAAGAATGGAATGAATGTAATGATAGAACTATATCTATGTATAGTACTTGTAGTATTACATCTATATATAAGGTATAGATAATACAATAGATAGTATATTAGTAATAGCTTGTATAATTATAGTAGCAGTACTAATATTAATAGAAGTCCATACTATGGATAGGAGATAGCAATGAGTAATCCAAGTAAAACCTCTAATACCGTAACTTTTACAATTCAACAGTATGAATACCTAGAACGGGTATTCGCTGAGAAGATTGGGGATGCAGGTACTACCGAAGCTGAGTTAAGGATTAACCAAGGTCAGCGTAGAGTAGTGAAATTCATTAAGGAACGTATCCATGGAAGTCAGGTACTCTGAAGATTGGAGGTGGTCAGGGGAGCCAGCTACGCTGGGTAACCTTACCTACCTAGCTTACGAGGAGCTTAAGGATATCAAGGAAGTTCAGGAACACCCTGAGTTCTACTCTCGCACTCGGAAGATGTTGGCTGAGGAAACACGCTTTGAAATAGGGGCATGGTGTAAGGCTTCAGGGGAACTGCTAGGCGGTATAGTCGGAGCAGTAATTGACGATGTACACTACGGCCCTTGCTTCTCAGCCCGTATCCAGTACGTACACCCTAAGGCGAGAACCTTAGGGGTGTACCGTGAATTGTTCAAGCGGTTCTTAGCCGCAGGTAAATCCCTAGAGCTAGAACTATACCATACGACCCATCGTGTAAAGCATGGGGAGTACATTCACAAGTACAGGAGAATCAAATGAGTGGTGTTTTTAAAAGTGTTGGTAAGCTGGTAGGTACCCTCCTAGGTACTAATGCCGGAGCTAAGGCACAGCGCGAAGCTACGGCGAGACAGACCGAGGAGGCCCGTCGTCAGGAAGCTTTAATCAAGGAGCAGACAGCGGCCTTAGCTGCCCAGAACGAGCAGATAGGTGCGCAGACTGAACAACAGCGTCAAGCTAACGCCCAGCAGCTAGACGAGATGAAGCGGCAACAAGAAGTAGCCCAGAATCAACTAGCGAACGAACGGGCGTTAGCAGACAAGAACGCAAACACTGAGATCACCGACATTGAGGTAGGCGGCACTGCTGCTGAGAGCGATCTACTTAAGAAGAAACGTGCAGCTCAAGGTGGCTTGTCAGCTACTTTAGGGATAGGTGTCTAATATGGCATTTACTTTTAAAGATTTCCAATTCGACGCCAGTAAGGTTAAGCTGGACGATGCCCTGAAGGGTACAGGTAAGGTACCTGATGCAGTGTGGGCGCAGTACTTCTTAGGTGAAGGGGTTATGGGTAGCCCCCTGTTTACAAAACCAGGTGCAGATAACCCATACTACAAGGCCCTTGGTGACCGGATCAACAAGGTACGAGAAGCCGGGGCCGATGAAGATACAATTAACCAACTTACATCACTACAGGCAGACTTCCTAGCTTCAGGTAGCTCAGGCTCAGTTAAAGGCGGTAACGTCAGTGGACTGACGGACTGGGGCACCTCTGATTACGGAGAGGCACAAAAAATCAAACAATGGGGAACGGCTGAAAATGAACGGGCCGCAGCCCAGCGGCGGGACGATTTAGCGGGGACTACCTCAAACCTGTTCCAGCAGTTCTACTTAACTGAGGCTGCTGCGTATGAGCGACAGAACCAGAAGAAGATCTATGAAGCTGAGAAGGATTTAGCCCAAGGACAGTACCAAAAAGCTGAACAGGATCGTGTATTTGCAGAGCAGAAGGAACAAGCCCGACAGCAACAGGTGCTGTTCCAGAACCAGCAGGAACTTCGCCAAGTTAATACGGATGCCCAAGCACAGCAAGGGACTGGGTTAGCTAGTCGCCTGCTAGGGGCCTCTGCTCAAGAGGCCGAGACAACCGAAAGAAGTGTGGGCAGTTCAGCACCTGGCCTGTCCTCTGCTGTTGGTTTAAGTACCGTAGACGACGAGAAGAAGAAACGCAGGGGCTTATCCGCTGCTGTTGGAATCAACGTATAAGGAGGCCCCGTGAAACCCATTTCACATGCGACCCGTTTCAAAGACATGCGGGATGAAACCGCTGTCCTACGGAACGAGCAGTACGCTAAGTGGACGATAGCCCAACTCATGGTAGACCTAGAACAAGCAGCGCACTCTGGTACCCAGATTGCTGTGGAACGGGACTACCAAGAGATGGGTGCGTTACTGGTGAACAACCTAGCTGCTAAGCTGGCAGGTTTACTGTTCCCCTCGTCTCGCCCGTTCTTCAAGATTGAATTATCCCCTGAACTACAATCGCAGGCTGAGGGGTCTGGTGTTAATCCCACTACCATCGCGGCTGAGTTAGCCCGTATGGAAATGGCTGCGTGTCAACAACTATTTAAGAACGCTTCGTACAACCAACTTGTGCAGGCCCTCCGGTTGTTGATTATTACAGGGAACTGCTTAATGTACCGTGACTCCGTTTCAAAGCGAAGTATTGTGTACGGTATGCAGCAGTACTCTGTTCGGAGGGATGGGCAAGGGAATCTGCTTGACTGTGTGTTACGTGAGTACACGTACTTTGAAGCATTAGACCCGGCCATCCAGAAGCAGTTAGCCCTACGGCACCCTACTAAGTACAACCGTCCGCACCAATCAGACCCGGTTCGAGTGGCATTGTACACCCGTATACATAGGGAGCAGACTAAGGGTGGTAAAGTACGGTACCTGGTGACCCAGGAGGCCGATGATATCCCTGTCGGTAAGAAGGGAACGTACCCAGAACATCTATGCCCATGGCAGGCACCTACGTGGAACTTAATAGCAGGGGAGCATTACGGGAGAGGGTTGGTTGAGGACTATGCAGGAGGCTTCGCTAAGCTGTCTGATTTATCAGAGGCAGCAGCATTGTATGAAGTTGAATCTGCCCACGTCCTGAACTTAGTCTCCTCCGGCTCGGGTACTGATATTGACACGATGGCAACCGCCAGTATGGGTCAGTGGGTGACGGGCGACGTAGGGACAGTTACTGCTTACGAGGCAGGTTCCCACGAGAAAGTACGTCAGATGCGTGAAAGCATTTCAGAGGTCTTTGGGCGGTTAGCCCGTGCCTTTATGTACACCGCGAATACACGGGATGCAGAAAGGGTAACAGCCTATGAAATCCAGCGTGATGCTAGAGAAGCAGAGAACACGCTAGGTGGCACGTACTCCTCATTAGCGGAATCAATTCAAGTACCGTTAGCACACATTCTACTCACCGAGATTAAACCCGGTGCATTAGCAGGGTTAGTGTCAGACGATATCCGTTTGGATATTATGGCAGGGATACCCGCCCTAGGTCGCTCGTCAGAGGCCCAGAACGTACTTATGGTAACACAGGAAGCCGCTGTTGTTATACAGCTTGCCCAGATCGACCAGCGAATAGACATTGAGAAATTAATGGATTTACTGTACGCAGGGCAATCCGTAGATACCACGGCATTATTCAAGTCCGACGATCAGTTACGTGCAGAAGCGAAAGCACGTGCTGCTGAGGCAGAAGGACAACAACAAATGGCAATGGCAGCAGGCATGGCGGAAACGCAGCAGGCTGTACAGCAGCTTTCACAGCAAGGATAAAACATGGCAGACGCAGTAGCAGTTCCAACACAGGGTTTTGCAGTACCTCCAGCAGAGCCGGGTACGAAACAACATTCCCGCAATACCGGAGGCAGCACAGCCCCTGTACAACCTCAGGTACCCAAGGTACCCTCCGGGCATACGATTGAACAGGCGGCCCCACAGGGCCTCCAGCCCCGCCTCCCTGGGGCAGCCGAGGAACCAGCGCAGCAGAACACTGAGATTCAGGAGTACCTGAAGAACGCCATTGCTCAGGCTAAGGCTGCAACAACCGAGAACCCGATTGATACATCCCCTCCTGATCACACTCCGAATAAGCTAAGTGATATCAATGTAGATCAAATTGAATCACCCCAGGTACGTGAACTAGGTAAGTTGCTGCTAACTGCCCTACCTGGTGCAGACATTGATGCTGTGTTTGGCAAGGCTTTTGAGTACGGTGACCCTACACTTGTAAACGCTGAATACATTAAAGCAAAGGGCGGTACTAACGCAGCCCAGCTTATCCAAATGGCCCAGCAGATTGTACGTACTGCCTCTGCCGAGATTGAGGCTAGTGTGGCGTCGGTGTACAGCGCAGCAGGCGGAGAAGCCCAGTGGCAGGCTGCTGTGGCCGCGTTTAATAAGAACGCCCCTAAGCACTTAAAGACAGTAGCTGTTAAATTACTGGACTCACCGAACCGTTCCGAAATCCAAGAAGGAGCTAAGTTTGTTATTGAATTTTCACGACAAGGAGGTTTTGTGGCAGAACCCGCAGAACGTATCAATGCCCAAGGCGGTGCTAACTTAGCTGAGCGTGGTTTATCTGCCTCCGAATATAAGGACGCTATCCGAAACCTGAAGCCCTCATTTAACAATCCTAACCGCAACACAGAAGAAGCCGAGTTGTATCGCCTTCGTGTACTCGGTAAATCTCGCGGCCTATAACCCGCACATCAAATCTTTATAAGGAAACTTAAAACATGGCAGCAATCCCTTATGCAGCAGAGCAAACACGGACTTGGTGGTCAGGTGCGGATGCCGACGTTGATATCCACATCGAAGCATACGAGGCCGAGATCGACGGCTCTTTCCGCGTAGACTCCCTGTTCCGTTCTTCTGGCCTAACTAACTTCCGCTCTGTGCAGAACCAATCTAATGCGTATCGTATTGACCGCATTGGTGGTGCAACTGTGTCAGGCCGTAAAGCAGGTCAGACCCTTGATCCAAAACGTATCGTGAACGACAAAATGGTTATCACTGTTGATACCACGTCGTACATCCGTACCCCATTCGACTACCAAGACGATTGGACTGCCCCGGACTTCCGCTCTGAGTACGCTCAGGAACACGGCACAGCCCACGCCAAGGCGTTCGACCAAGCGCACTGTATCCAGCTTATCAAGGCTGGCTCATGGGTAGCCCCAGCCGACCTGAAAGCCTCTGGTGCCTTTAACGATGGTATCGCTACCACCGTGACGGGTTACACCGCAGCCGCCACTGATGAAGCCAAGGCCGACCTATTGGTAGCAGCCCATAAACAAGCCTTGTCTACGTTCGTTAAACGCGACCTTGGCGGTGCCTTGAGCGAGTTCGTTACTCTGGTTACCCCAGATGCCTTCGCTGTGTTGCTGGATCATAAGAAACTTATGAACATCGACTTCCAGGGTGGGCAGGGTATTAACAACTTCGTAACCCGACGTGTAGCGGTTATGAACGGTGTAACCATCGTAGAGACCCCACGTATCCCTCAGGCAGCTATTCCTAACCACATCCTTGGCCCTCAGTTCAACGTAACTGCTGCTGAAGCCAAAGCCCTGTGCATTGTGTTCCACCCACGTAAGACCCTGGTCACCGTGGAAGCACAAGGTATGACTGTACGCCAGTGGGACTACCCTAAAGAGTTCCAGTCCGTTCTGGACTCATACCATATGTACACCGTAGGTATTCGTCGCGGTGACGCAACAGCAGTCCTTAACGCGGACTAAACAAATAAGCCCATTGCCATTCGCCATCGTGCAGTGGTGGTGGGCTTTTTTTTTGTATGGAGAATACATTATGGATTTACTACGTGCAATTAACCTGATACTGCCAGCACTAGGTGAACACCCGGTAACCAGTGTTGATGCAAAGCACCCTACTGTTTCACTCATTGTATCTAACGTGTACAACCAGTTGAACGATGTACTGCTACGGGGTTGGTGGTTTAACGTGTATGACAGTACGTTGTATCCTGGCCCTGAAGGTGAAGTGGCCCTTCCCCTGAATACCCTCGCTGTACTCCCACTTGATCCGGGCTGTCCGGGTATCCAGCGGAATGGTCTACTTTATAACAAGAAAGACCTGTCCTTTAAGTGGCCCGTTGAACAGGGGATACCAGTACGGCTTAAGATGCGTTTAGAGTTTGAGGAACTACCTGAGGCAGCAGCCCAGTACGTTATGTATAACTCCCTTGTATCTACGTACTTATCGGATATTGGTTTAGAACAGATTGTACAGGAGTGGCAGCGTAGTGCTGTACTCGCATTGAATACTATGGAAGCTGAACACCTAAGGAACCAACGGCACAGCACAGCGAAGTCCCTAAGGTTCCGTAGGCTACGCAGGGCTATGGGAGGTTACTAATGAGTTCATTTGAATCAAGTTATAAAAGCTTACTGCAAGGGGTATCCCAGCAGGTAGCCCGAGAGCGTTTACCGGGCCAGCTAACTGCACAGGAGAACATGCTATCAGATGTAGTAACGAACCTACGTAGACGGCCTGGGGCCACGTATCAGTTCTCAGCCAGTACCACAGGGTATACCGCACACAACGTAAAGGCTTGGTACACAGATATTGCAGGGTTCCAAGTGCATGTAATATTGAATAGTACCACAGGGGATATCCTCCTTCTGAACGAGGCGCTGGTTCCTATTATCACGTTCAGTAACGTTGATTACGTTAAAGCGACCACCTCTAAAGCTATCCGGGCCACTACAGTCGCAGACGAGTTCTTTATCTGTAACGTAGAGAAAACCCCTGTTGCGGTAGCTAGTGGCCTAGATCAAGGTAAGCTGGGCTTCTTCTACATACGCACAGCAGCGTTCTCTAAGACTTATAGTGTAACCCTCAGGGATGGGGTCAGTGGCCCTCACGTAGTCTCGTATACGACCCCTGATGGGACTACCGCAGGGGACGCAGCCTTGGCTACCCCTGAATACATTATAGGGCAGCTAGTACTGCAAATCAATAATGATACACCTATGCAGGCTAATGGTCTAGGTGCCACCTGTGGCGTAACCACTACTAACCCTGAGTTAGTTATAAGCACTACTTCAGGTTCAAACTATGTTGTGACCTCAGGTTCCTCTAGCCTAGCCTCAGTCTCTGACCTGCCTCCTGTCCTACCTACGAGTATGGACGGGTACATCATCACCACAGGGCATGAAAAAGGTAAGGTGTACTACAGGTACTCCGCAGATACCCAAATATGGTTAGAGGATGGGGCACCCGGCTCAGCAGCCTCTTTATCAAACATGCCTATTGCTTTATCCTACAACCGGGATACATCAACATGGTTTATTGATAACCCTAATGGAGGTGTGTTCGAGGGGCGCTTTGCAGGCGACGACGATACAAACCCAGACCCTGAGTTCCTTAAACGGGGTATAACAGGCATGGGGAGCTATCAGGGCCGTTTAGTTCTACTGGCCGGGCCTATGGTATCCCTTTCAGGTTCAAACCGCCCACGACGCTTCTACAGGTCTACAGTGGCTGAGTTACTGGATTCGGATTGTATTCATGTAGGGGCGAGTGCGAACTCCTCCGCAGCGTATGAGTACTGCACACCCTTCCAGAAAGACCTCCTGCTGTTCTCGTCGCAGTACCAAGCATTAATCCCCTCCGGGAACCAGGCAATTACCCCACGAACCGCAACGGTTGTACTAACAAGTACTTACGATGCAGACATGGGTTCTGAGCCTGTCCCTCTGGGCCGTACTGTAATGTACCCAGCACCTATCAGTGCAGACTTCTACGGTATCATGGAGATGCTGCCCAGTAGCTTCACAGACTCCCAGTACACCTCTGTAAACGTGACACAGCACATCCCTAAGTACATGGGTGGGCGGTGCCGCTTCGGTGTATCTTCCTCCGTTGTTGATATGGCTATGTTCGGAACTACAGGGGATTTAAAGAGCCTTGTGATTCATGAGTACAGTTGGGATGCAGACGAGAAGGTACAGCAGGCATGGCATCGGTGGTCTTTTAACTATGATACCGCAGCAGCGTACTTTGCAGGTTCCAGTGTGGTGCTGCTATTCGTCAATGCTGGCCACCTCATTGGGTGTACCCTTGATCCTCGTGCTGGAAGTTTAACCAGTACCTCCGACCGGAAACCCTTTGCTGATTTATATAGCTTTACTGATATCATAGATAACAAAGTAACCCTGCCCTCGTGGTTAACAACGTTTGATCCGAACGTGACAGCCAACGTGAGGCTTGTGCAGGCCCAGGGTGACCTTTCAGGGGAGCCCGTAGGGTTCAGTGTACAAAGTCCCACAGAACTCCGCACAGTGCGTTCTTACGCTTCTGGGAGGGTTGCTGTCGGGATACCCTTTACATCAGCATGTGCGCCTACCCCACCCTTAATTAAGGACGAGAATGATGTGGTTATATCCTCAGGGAAGTTAACCATCCTCCGGTATATTATTACCACTACAGGGTCGGCTGAGTTCAAGGTTCTGGTTCGAGATACATTCAATTCAACGAATGGTGCCGTGGAAGCTGGTACCCTGTTCTGGTCTAGCTCTGAGCTGGACTTAAACCATGCTCGTGTAGGTGGGGACGCTACGGCAGTAGTACCCCTCAGAACTAAAGCAAACACCACCACTATGACCATCTATACCGATGACCAAGGTGAGTTAAACATTATCGGTTTAGAATACATCTGCCGATACAACCAGAAACTGCGTAGGAGGTAGACCATGCTTTGGATGGCAGCAGGAATAGGTATGAATATACTGGGCGGGGTTATGCAGAACGAGGCTAACAGTATGGTCGCTAAAGCGAACTACGAGCTAGACCTAGCGAACCAAGCCCTACAGAACCAAGCGAGCAAACAACAGGTTGAGAAAGCGTATAACCGAGACCTTAAAGTACAGAATAATACGCTGGCCCAACTGAATGCAGCTAATGATGCACAGATAGAAGCGAACACCACGAACACCTTAGCAGCCCATTACAAGGCAGGGCTTATTAAACTGCAACAAGGTTTGGCTGCTAAGCAGGCCGTTGGGGATCGTCAGTTAATGAAACGAACAGCAGCCCAGGCTCTTGGCTCGGCTAACGCCAATGCCGCTGCGTCCGGTACTATAGGTTCCTCTGTTGATGCAGTAGCTCAGGATATTGAAAAGACCTTAGGCGAAGCATTAGTGCAGGGCGACGAAGCTTGGGCTGTACAGTCCTTTAACTACAAGACAGCTTTAGTGGATAACTACACAAACCTAGAGCAGATACTTGGGTCAGGGCAGAACGCAGCATTTGTAATGGACCCTGAGCGGGATACAGTTATACTACAGAACGGGGTTCAGATGCCTAACCTACCTAGTGCAGGTGATATTATAACGGGCGGATTAATACAAGGCTTCGGGCAGTACGCTACAATGAAAGCCAGCTTAGGTTTAGGTAAAGCACCTATAAGTAAAGCACCTATAACTGATTTATCAAGGAGCATGGGATAATGACAGTTCTACGTAATTCGGAAGCAACACAAGCCCCCAGAGGTAGCACTCCTGAGGTGCGCCAATCTTCTGTGGGGGCAGCAGCCCCTGATGTTAATAAGTTCCTCAGTGATGCTACAAGCTGGGAGAACATAACAGGGCCTGCCAGTATCACTATGAATAATGTGAGGGCACAAGTACCTGCAAAGATGGGTTTGATTGATACCTTATTTGGCGTAGGGAAGCAGTTCGCTGATGCTAAGTTCCAAGCGGGATTAGAGGAAGCATACATGAGTGGTATTGCCCAATTCACCTCAGGGGTTGCTGAAGGTGAGCTAGAGGCCAGCCCATTCACAAGAGACTGGGCTGTCGCAGGGTACCGTGATACAGCAGGTAAGATGAAGATGGCTGAGGCTGAGGCACAAACCCTTCAGCTTATTCGGGAGATGCGTGAGTCCCCTCCTGCCGAGTTCGCTGCTGCACTGGAGGCCAGACGTGGTTCCCTTGTGCCTCAGTTTGAGGGTATGTCCCGATCCCAACGTGGGGCTATGTTTGCCCAGTTAGTTACATCGGATCAGGCCGCTATTCAGAAGCACGCTATGGCCCATGGCGAGTTCATTATAGATACTAAGCAGAGAGCTGTGTTCACTACACTGGCTACGCAAGCTGAGTTAATGAACGCTAGTAAGGGGAGTCAAGCATATGGTTCTGCGGTTGATTCATACCTAACTTCCTTATTAACGAACTCTATCATGGACGAGTCATTGCCTATAGAGTTAAGGCAGAGTTACCTAGCGGAAGGGGTTGAACACGCCATTGCTTCTGGTAACCCCCAAGTGTATGAGATGCTGGCAGGTAGGGAGATTAACTTCCCGGACGGCACCACAGGTACTGTTCTATCCCGGCTACCGTTAGACACCATTAACCAGCTTGGTTCTAAATACCGTAATGCAGTGAGCGGTATTGTAACTGACTCTATGATGGATGCGCAGAACGAACTTGCAGTAATGCGTAACATCTTGGATGGGAATGACTCCACTGCAAGTATCCCAGACTTCCCCGCCTTTGACCGCTGGGTTAAGGGCATGGTGACTAATGGTGCTATGAGTGTAAAGGAGACAGATACGTATTATGCGAAGTACTGGAAAGCCCAAGGTACAGTAGCAAACATGGACAACACCGCTAAGCACTACGCTAATGGTGATCCCGCTGCTCTTGCTGCTATGAACTTGACTATGGGGGATGGGGCCAAAGCATATGACAATAAGCAGAGACGGGAAGGACGGCCTGTGCACGAGCGTGTACGGAACAACTTACTCATGGCTGAGAAGCAGAGTTCCACAGACGGCTTTGCATTAGTAGGTAAAGAGTTGTCGGACTACTTTGCTAAGTTTGGTATGCCTGGAAGTGCAGGGCCAAACAAAGACGAATTAGCCGTTATCAACGCTACAGTAACTACGCTGGACAACATGCGTAACAGCGGGAATCAAGTGGCCATGGCTATGTTCTTGTCAGGTATGTCTGCGGAACATGCTGAGCTAACAACCACTGCCCTATCTATTCTCAGTGAGAACCCTGATCCCGTCTCAGCTATGCGCCAGACCCAAGAGACCATAGCTAAACGAAGTGTCCGCGACACTAACAAAGAACAGGCGGCTGTACTCGGTGTGCAAGACCAGATGGAAACACTGGCTCAACAGAAGCTTGGCCCTTACCTATGGTTCCAGGGCTGGTTCCCTTGGGGTGATGCCGAGTCAGAAGCAGTAGCACCTAACCTGACTTTAGGCGAATACTTAACAGGAGCGACCCCTGCAACGATTGAACAATCGAACCATATGAAAAACTTGGTTAATGGTTACTTCATTGAAGCTACTCGTCGTTCTCCAGATATAGCAGGAACCCCTAAAGGGGCTGAGAGGTTGTACGATCAAGCTATAGCGAGAGCGCAAGCTAACTCTGTGGACTACGGCCAGAACAAACTACACCTACATGCAGGGCAGACTGTTCAAGGTCTCTTTGGGGTAACTAACGACATTGCCCAACCGGGCAGTGGTATGATCGGAAGGGCATTGGCTAAGTACACAGACGAGGAGATCAAGGGGAACTTAGGTGGTTCCGTTCAATGGTCAGTAGCATCTGCTGGTGGTGGGACATTGTTCTATAAGCACTATGATGCTGATGGACGTTTGGTGGCTAGTGGGGATGTCCAAGCCCGTACTATAGGGAAGAAGGCTACTGAGCTTAACAGGGCCGAGATGAAGAAGGTTGATGAAGTAGCTGGACGTGGGCGTACTATAACCCGTGCTGGGGGTTCCGTAACCTTCAACGGGGAGTCTAGTTCTCCAGTAGAACCTCAGAGTATGTTTAAGTTCCGAGAGACCCTTGTGCATTACGAAGATATCTCTACGAAAGCATACCCTGATGGGGGCCGCCTTGCGGTTGGTGTAGGCATTAACCAAACATCTGGGCTACTTCCTTCAAACATAAAAGAAGGGGATGAAGTAACGCAGGAGTTTATTAACGAGACATTTGCTAAGGCCACAGACCGCGCAGCAGGCCAAGGGTACAACTACATGGCTAGAGAAGGTCTTAAAGGAGAGGCTACGTTTCTCCTGTTCTCTGAGCTAAGCTATCAAGGAGGTGACATAGGCACTAAGTCTTTTGCCCCTAAGTTGGCTGATGCTATCCGTAAACGGGAGAGCGGCACTGCTTTGGATATACTTAGGAAATCCCCGCCCTACGTGGCATCCGCGCCTAAAGGCCGCAAGACTAAAACTAAACGGCAATTACACTACGAAGAAATGGTTCTTCGTGCAGCTACAGGAAGGTAATTAAATATGGCAACACCCTTTGAATCTATCGCTGAGAACCCCTTGGCAAACATGGCCCCCAACGTTAGTGCCGAGGGTCAAGCCCATCAATCAAATGTACGGAGGGAGGAAGCAGGTGCGTTTGCCTCAGTCAAGGCCAGTCTAACTGAATCCTCCTTGGCTTCCCTATACCGTTGGTTAAAGACCCCTGAGTACGAACCTGATGCCAACTTCGATTTCGCAGGAAGGTTGAGTACGGTACCTTATGTACTATCCCAAGACGAACTGGATTTCCTAAAGGATAACCAAGCTGTATCTGATACACAGTTCAATGACCAAATGACCCGCTTAACCGAGTACCGGGCGAACTCAGTAACTATGGGGGATAACCCCATCCTGAGCCTTATAACCCAGGTTGCAGACCCAGGTTGGCTAGGGGTATCCCTTCTAGGTGGCCCTGCCTCTGTATTAGCCCACGGTGCAAAGATTGCACGTACTGCCGCAGGTATGCGTGCAGCAGGGGCTGTGGGAGCTGGTACAGCCTCCGTAGGTCTTGGGGTGGTACAGACTGAGGACTCCCCTAGCTATGGTGCTGGGAGCCTCCTGCTGGACTCTGTGACAAACGCCATCGGGGGTGCTTTTATCTCCCGAGGCGGTAGACGGGCTTTAGACGGGCAATGGCCCACACCGGAGCTGGAACGTATACGTGATAACTTACCTCCTGATGTAAAGCCCGTAGAGACCCCTTCCTGGACTCAGAAGCTGGACGCAGAGGGTAACCCTGTGTTAAGTACCGCAGGCAAGCCAGTGTACGTTCAGACACGTTCTCCAGAAGTTCCTGACCTGTCCCCTATGCGATCCCAAGATGTGCAGAAGGTTGTTCAGGAAACAGCCCTAGAACGCCCCCCAGTCCCTTTGAGAACCAACACAGAACCCCACGTAGGGGCTTCGGGACGGTCTTACAGCAGCGCCCCTATATCTGAGGTCATGCAGCGTCTTGTTAACTCTGCTGATCCCTTCGTGGCGCAGATGGCCAAGTACATGCAATCAAAGGCTGGCCCGGTTCTTGACAACCTTCGTGTGTTCCGTTTAACCGATGCTGACCTAGCGAAGTCTAAGGGGAGTTCACGAGAACACTATAACGTGGAGGGGCATAAAGTATTGATAGGGGAAACCTCCGATGATGTGTCCCTTTTACATGAGGTAGCCCATGGTGCTTTCGCAGCCAAGCTGAACTATGGTATTACGAATCCTAATACTACCCACGGTAAGTTGACACGGGAGTTCAATGAGTTAAGGCTACTGGCTAAAGCCCAAGCAGAGAAGATTAATAAACTAGCAGGGGAGGGGGACAGTACCCGTGGTTACTTGACTAATAACGTACAGGAATTTGCTGTGGGGTTATTCTCTGGTGATACCAACTTCTTACGTATGTTATCCACCATGAAGGCCCCAGCGTACAGAACGAACGTATTGTCCGCAGCCTTTAAGACCATGCGTAGATTGCTGGGCTTCTCTGTATCTGAGGAGTCAGCCTTGGCCCAGGTTATGAAATTAACCGACGACTTACTAGACCTACCTGTTAGTCAGAAGATGCTGGATACATCTGGCGAATCCTGGGTTAAAGGTGGTAAGCCATTCGGACGCGAAGTACAAGGGGTAGCTTTAGCAGCCCCACCAGCCACTGTTCAAGGTATCGTCCAGAAACAGAACAACCTAGCTAAACAGTTAGGTATGAAGTTAGGATGGAACGCACACAAGACCTTAGCTAAATGGAATAAGGGTGTAGCTGATTTACTTATAGACGACCCAACCAATATGAAGGGGAACTCTGTTGAATCCCAACGTAGAGCTATACGGGCTGACTTGTCTGCTGTACAATACACCTTTGAGGACTCCCTTCTGAAAGCTATGGCTAATGAGGGGGCAGGTTTACGTTCGCGTATCTTTAACCAGAAGGAGGCTATGCGTATACAGAAGCAGGTAGAGAAGGATGTGTACATTGAGATGATGGCCCGTAGTGATGCTGAACGTAGAGGAGTACCCCACCGTTCCCAGTTCCCTACACATATCCAAGATGTAGCAGATAAGTTGGGGGACGTGGCCGAAGCGTCTCTGAATGAGCAGAAACGAGCAGGTGTGTTCGGAGCAGACGCGGTAGACTTCAACAGGAACTACGTGAGCCGTAGGTGGGAGCCTGCTAAACTAAGTGAAGCCATAACTAAACTACAAGCCAGTGGTGCAGACGCAGCCCAGGCCCGTAACGCTATTGTACGTATGGTATCTGGGTCTGTGCGCACTGCTTCCGGTTTAGATGCAGATACAGCTAATGACGTTGCTGCTGCCCTTATAGACCGAGCCTTACGTAAAGGGGACTTATCTGACACAGCCTTCCGAGGCCATGTAGGTAACGAAGCTGTTGCTGAGGTTCGAGATATACTGAAGCAACAGGGCCTACCTCCTGCTCGTGTAAACCGGGCCTTGGAAGTTATTACAGGCGTAGTAGATGAAGCGGGTAAGGCCCCTAGCTTAAAGCGTAGGGTTAACTTAGATATGTCCGTAGGTATGACTATGCCTGATGGTTCTAGGTTAATGGTGTATGACTTGCTGGATACTGACGTTACCCGCATTACAGACAGGTACTTAGACGGGGCTGCTGCAAGGTCGGCCTACGCCACCCAAGGCTTACAAAGTACAAGTGATATAGCTAAGGTGCGTCAGGAACTCATTGATTCTATACCTGCTAACAATGTAGTTGAGCGGCAGGAAGCAGCTAAGCTATTTGATAACATTGTGAACTTCCAGAACGGGAGGGCTGCCGGGGAGGAGGTACCCCAGATGATGCGTATGATGGCTGATGTAACCCAGATGGTTGCTCTACAATCCTCAGGGTTATGGCAGGTAACAGAGTACGCTACAATCATGCAACGGTTTGGCTTAGGCAAGACCTTCGGTTACTTCCTTAAGACCATGCCCGGCCTACGGGAGTTATCTAGCACAGTTAAATCCAGGGAGGGAGCCACACACCTTAAGGAGATGTTAGCCAGACAGTCCAGCCAGGATATACGTCTACGTCCTTTTGTTAACCGCCTAGAGGATAACTTTGAGATTGAAGCCAGCCAGACTGTGCAGGCTGTGTTAACTAATTCAAAGCAGTGGGTACCTTATTTAAACGGTATGAAGTACATCCACCACCACCAAGCCCAGATGACTGCTAATCTTGTCGTAGATGCCCTAGGAGCCGCTAGTTCAGGGGATGCCCGGTCTGTAAGGCTCTTAAGCCAGTACGGGTTAGAGGGCCATACTATGGATAGGATTGCCAAGGAAATCGCCTCTAAGGGGCATGACGTGGCCAAGTGGGACGACGAGGTTTGGGAACTCGCTAGAGGCCCCTTAACCAAGATGATGGACGATGCTGTACTTCGTGCAAGGGTGGGGGAAGTTCCTGCGTTTGCTCAGTTTAGTGCTTTAGGTAAATTTATGTTTACCTTCCGCAGCTTCGTACTAGCAGCCCATAATAAATTATTAGCTGGAACCCTAGCTAGGGATCACTTCGCAGGTTTATCACTAATGTTATTATACCAGTACCCTCTTGCAATGTTGGCTGTTCAGGCTGACCTTGTGTATAAGGGTAAAGGGTATGAGGACGACCCTGTAGCATTATCCCGTAAGGCTTTACTCCAGTCTGGCTCATTAGGTTTAATTACTGAACCCTTAGGTATTATCTTCGGGGAGAAACAACAGTTCGGTGCGCCTGGCTTTATTGCCTTAGACCGAGCTATGAAGCTATTTGGGGAAGCAGCTAGTGGGGATGTTACAGGTACCGTTAAGGAAGCTGCTAATCTTATCCCTATACTTCCACTTATCCCAGGTATCCAAGCAATCCGCAACAACTTAGAATAGGAGGGTCTATGGCCTTTTCAACACAGAGGGCCACCAGTGACGGTACACTGGTGTACCTTGCTATCAGTATTGATTATATTGATCGTACCGATATCGCGGTTCTACTCAATGATGTACTAGCTGACCCTGCTGATTGGGAATGGGATGGAACAAACAATGCTATTCGTTTCCTAACAGGTGGTGTACCTACCCCATTGGCTACTGGTACTGAGGTACTTATAACCCGTAGTACTGACTTAGCTGAAGTACTTCATGTGTTCTCCGCCCAACTAGGTGGGGGCGGCTCTGCTAAGTTCACGAACCTAACCATGGACGAGAACTTTAAGCAACTCCTACTTATAGCACAAGAGGCTAAGGAAGGTAGCAGTCTATCTGATATGTATACAGACCTGGATATGCACGGCTATAAATTAGTGAACAGTGCAGATGGGGATGTTAACAGACCAAGTGACTTGGTAACTATCGGGCAGGTCTTTACGCTATCGGGGACAGCGGGTACATACGCAGGGCAGGCTCAGTCCTCAGCTTCTGCTGCGGCTGGCTCAGCTAGTACAGCTAGTACCCAAGCAGGTTTAGCCAACACCGCCAGAGTACAGGCTGAGACAGCCCGAGGGCAGGCCCAGTCCTCAGCTACTGCTGCGTCAGGCTCAGCAGTTGCTGCCGCTGGTTCCTCCAGTACCGCAAGTGGTTTCGCTACTGCCGCAGATACCGCACGAGGGCAGGCAGTGATTGCGCGCACTGGTGCAGAGACTGCCCAGAGTAAAGCCCAGGAGTGGGCTACTAAAGCAGAGGACTCGCCTGTTGAGCCTGGGTTATACAGTGCTTTTCACTGGGCGCAGAAGGCTGCTGAGGCTAATCCTCCGAACTACTTGCTGAAGGCGAGCAACCTGGCCGACCTGACAAACACGAGTACCGCCCGAGTCAACCTAGGCTTGGGTAATGTTGATAATACCAGTGATGCCAATAAGCCAATCAGTACAGCTACCCAAGCTGTATTTAATGCCTTAGGTGCTCCAGCGGTAGGTACTGTTAGTCAATCAGGCAACGTGCCCACAGGAGCCATAATAGAACGAGGTTCCAATGCTAATGGACAATACACCAAATTCGCTGATGGTACTTTGATTTGTGTCCAGCAGAGCGTACGAAACCTAGATACTACCACACCCGCTGCATCTTTGTTTCGTAGCTCCGATGTTACGTGGACATATCCCCATCCATTTTTTAATGCTTACCCTATATTTACCGATGCGACTTATAGAGCGCCCGGGAGCCTTATATGGTCGGTATCAAACATGGAAACCGCAGGAACAGGAGAAGCGACTAGCATATATTTTATAAGCATTTCTTCTACGGGGTATACTAATGGCATTATGCGCTGGTTTGCTATAGGTAGGTGGTTCTAATGAGGTACTTTCTTTATGCAATCCTTTCAGTTATTGCTGATATCCTAGCTTTTAGTCTAGCCCCTATTGCTGTCATCTTCATTACCGGCACCCACACCCCGTGGATATGGCGTTGGATTACTACCCATGATGCACCGATTGATTCAGGCCACCTTGATCATTATTGGTCTACACCTACTACTAAACTTGGCCTGTATTGGTCACGGGTTAAGTGGATTTGGAGAAACCCCGCTTATCAAGTGGGGCATTGGTTGGGGTACGATCAGAGAGGCGTGAAGATCACAAAACACTCCGATAACGCAGGGCTGTGGGATACAGGGATTCCTAATGAAGCGTACTGGACAGCAGTCAATGCTAAAGGTCAAAAGGCATTTCTATTTGAGAAACAATCTAACTGGAAGTTACCCTTTGTGAAACAGGTATTCACGTTAGAACAACAGTTTGGTTGGAAGCTGTACAGAAATGACCCTGACCAGCGGTGTATGCTTGCCATCCGTTTCAACCCTTTTAAGAGGTACTTATGAAAGAACACGACTTTGGTGTCTAGGAGTACATATGAGTAAACCAGCAAACTATGGCCTTATGGCCTCAATCCATAGAAAGCTTGCAGAGTACATGCGAGATATCTTGGATGAAGCTGTGCAGGAGGCTGACCCAGACGACCCGGACAGCCTACCCGGTATGCCTTTAGATGCGGCTACTATGGGTACTATCTCTAAGTTCCTTAAGGACAACGAGATCACGTCAGACCCTGCTGAGAAGGACGATCTCACGGAGTTGCGTCATAAGTTCTCACGGGCTAATCAATCTAAAGTAATCAAGTCAGTAAACAACATTATAGAGGAAGCACGGTCAGATGACCAGTTCCTACAATAGGAGTTAACATGGAAATCAAAGAACGGTTCCATATTGCATCGTTCATGCGGGAGGAGTACGACTCTTTCCCTGAGTTTGCTGAACTCGGTATGGCGTTCTTGGGTTTCCCTTTAACACCTATCCAGAGGGACATTGCAGACTTCATGCAGGCCGGGCCACGCCTTCGTATGGTGATGGCTCAACGTGGTGAGGCTAAGTCTACCCTAGCAGCGTTGTACGCTGTGTGGCGGCTTATCCAAGACCCTAGTGATGTTATCTTAGTAGTATCCGGTGGCGAGGCTCAGGCATCTGAAGTGGCTGGCCTTATCATCCGTTTAATCATGCAGTGGGATATTCTTGAATATCTGAAGCCAGACAAGAGGGCAGGGGATAGAACCTCCATTGATGCCTTTGATGTACACTGGGCTTTGAAGGGGATCGACAAATCCCCTTCTGTAGCTTGTGTAGGTATTACCGCGAACCTTCAAGGTAAACGTGCAAGACTACTGCTGGCAGATGATATTGAAACCCAGAAGAACGGTTTAACCGTAACCCAACGGGAACACCTGAAGCTACTATCCAGGGACTTCTCCTCTATCAATACACACGGGGATATCCTGTACTTAGGTACCCCGCAGTCTAAAGATTCTATATATAATACCCTACCAGGCCGGGGGTTCAATATCCGTATCTGGCCCGGTAGATACCCCACCGATGAAGAACTTGATAAGTACGGGGACAGGTTAGCCCCTGTAATCAAGAACAAGTTACGCCTTAATGCTAAACTTCAAACAGGCGGTGGTATTGACGGTTCCCGTGGTAAGCCTACTGACCCAGATCGCTTCAATGAAGATGCTCTGGTAGAGAAGGAACTTGACCAAGGGCCTGAAGGCTTTCAGTTGCAGTACATGCTGGATACTTCCCTGCTTGATGCTATGCGTCAGCAGTTGAAGTTAACAGACCTTATTGTGGCTAACTTCGATAACGACCGATTACCTGAAGTACTTGTGTGGCAGCCTGCACCGCGATATGCGGTTGATCTACCTGCCGACTTCCCAGTACCTTTAACTAAGATGTTCCACCCTGTCCCCTTAGAGGGTGTACAGTTCGTGGAGCGCGGTAATACTATTATGTATATTGACCCTGCCGGAGGTGGGGCTGACGAGATCGGGTACAGCGTATCTTCTGCTATAGGCCCGTACATCCACGTACTTGATGTAGGTGGTATTAAAGGGGGTTTAACCGATGCTAATGGGAACATCATCTGCGACATTATTGTAGAGTTAGGCGTGAACCATGTAGAGGTTGAATCGAACATGGGCCACGGCTTATTCGAGACGAACTTACTAGGCATCCTAGCCAAGCGCGGTTTAACCAAGGTTGGTGTTAAGGGCCAGTACAGTACAGGTCAGAAAGAACGTAGGATTATCGACTCCCTTGTCGGAGCTATGCAGCGGCATAAAGTAGTTCTTCATCCCAGAGTGTTTGAGTCTGATACCCGTTGGGGTAAACAGCATAGTGTGGAGAAACGAGCACAATACAGCGTGTTCTATCAAATCTCAAACATCACCACAGATCGGAACTCATTACCACACGATGACCGACTGGAGGCCATGGCTGGCGCAGTACGCTGGCACAAGGCTGTCCTGGTACAAGACGAGGAGAAGGCTGCTAAAGCCCGTATGCAGGCTGAAGCTTCAGAGTTCATGGCTAACCCTATGGATTACGACGATGCGAGCTGGCATAGGAATAACGCCCCTAATGTGGGTACACGGAGGCACATACATGCCCGTCGGAACAAGAGGTAGTATAACCATGAATTGGCTGCAAGAAGCCGCAATACAGGCCAGGAACGGCATCCCCGTACCACTAGCTTTTCTAGGTGAGCACATAGGGGTATTTCACTTGGATGACTTTATTAAAATACTAGGTGCAGGATACCTGGTCTTACAGATCGGATACCTAATCTGGAAATGGCGTAAGGAGGCCCGTAATGGCTTTAAAAACAACAAGTAAGTTCGGTACCTTAGCGGGGGCTATTGCCCTTGCTGTGGGCCTTCTCGTGCCTTTAGAAGGCAGGCACCCCGATGGGGTTTATACAGATATCGCGGGAGTCTTGACGGATTGTTACGGTAATACAAAGAATGTAAAGAAAGGATGGATTCGCACTGAGGCTGAATGTAAAGCCTTATTAAATGGTGAGGCTGAGCGGATCGGTTCGTACATTCAAAAGGATGTACCTAGTATCCCTGGCCCTGTATTGGGAAGCACGATCTCATGGGCGTACAACGTCGGTGATGGGGCTTACCGAAGTAGCACCCTTCGTAAGAAGTTAAAGGCCGAGGATTGGATCGGTGCGTGTAACCAGCTATACCGCTGGGTGTACATTACTGACCCCAAGACTAAGCAGAAGGTCGTTGCAAAGGGCCTTGTCAATAGGCGAGACACGGAGTACAAAACATGTATAATCGACTTGGTGTGGTAGTTATTGTCGTAGTAGCTCTCCTGGCCGGGGTGTACATACGTGGGGTTCTGGCAGAGAACACGTACCTGAAACAAGAGGTACAGGCCCAGGAAGCCCTCACAGCCTCTCTACGGGCTTCTATAGACCGTACTGAAGCTGCGTACCTGAAAGCACAGGAAACCGCGCATAGGGCTTCTACAGAGGCCACAGAAGCAAGGAGAAAACTAAGTGAAGCGAACGATGACGCGTCTACGAAATGGCGTACTGGGCGTATCCCTGAGCCTGTTCTTGACAGCCTGCGGTAGTGCAGTACCGGGCTGGGAGCCTCCAGAAGGGCTTGTACAGCGTTGTCTGGTTGCACCTGAGGGAAAGGTAGGGGAGACTAACGAAAGTCTCGCTACGGCCTATATAACGACCCGGGAATCCCTTCTGATTTGTAAGGGTGTAGCTTCCGCATTATTAAAGGAATAATATGAGTATTCAGTTCTTGACTGATTTAGAGGTGCTTAAACTCCGGCAGGATGTTATCCGGGCTAAAGAGGGTTTACGAGATTACTACTTAGGCACAGCAAGTGGGGTGAAGGGTACTGAACCGAGGTTAGGCGTTCCTGAAGTAGACCACCGGGTTCAGGAGTTGTTTAACTCTGTGGGCCAGGCTTCTGGGTTTATCTCCTTAAGTACAGACTTCACGAAGTTGAAGCAAGGAGAACCTTTACCGGAAGGGTATGAGTTCCACCGCGCTTCTAAAGCTACGTACTGGGATAAAGATGGCATTTTACGTGAAGCGGATATTGACGAGCCTAGGTTTGACTATGACCCGTTAACTGGGGAAGCGTTGGGGCTGTTGGCTGAGTCACAAGTGACCAATTTAATAAGCTGGAGTGGGGATGCCAGCAAATGGAGTTTTGCTGGCGGGACAAAAATCGAGGGCCAATTAGACTCAAGTGGGGGAAATACTGCTGTACTATTTCAAGGTCCTGGGCAAACTACCCGAACTCAAAATGCTATTTCGGTAACATCAGGACCACACACAGCAACACTTGTTGTTAAGTATCATTCTGGTCCAGAGGGTAAAGCATTCTTCATAAGGAACAGTACGACGAAGGAGGCCTTCCGTGCCATCACAGTGAATTTAGTAACGGGGGAGGCCAGCCATCCTGAAGAAATGCTTGTGGAGCCTCTTCCTAACGGATTCTGGAAACTAATATGGTCAGCCCGTCCTGATGATGTGATTACAGAGGGGGATGAACTACTAATTTACACTGGTAGTGGTATGGCAGCAGTCAAGGAAGACTTCGCCATCATCTTAGACTACGCCCAACTAGAGGCCGGCACCAAAGCCACATCCTACATCCCTACAGAAGATACCCAAGTTACACGAGCAGGGGATTTCTTCACTCTTCCTGTGGGTGATTGGTACAGGACAGATATGGGTACGCTAGTCGTAACGTCAGCTACACCCTTGGGTGAATTAGTCGCTAAACTTGGTGACGTAGAAATATACTCAGACAGCAACGAAGCTAAAGAGTATAAAGCAACATACAACACTACAAACAACGCTACTGAGTTAGAGCTTGGTGTAGGTACATTTAAATCAATCCAATATTACAACAGCGTGCTGCCATGAAATACTACGACTACTATTTAAAAGCAATTGATGAAGCCCACCTCTATAACTCTATCGAGTTTTTAAAAGGTAGAAGAGGCGTTAACATTGATGTGGTTGGGTATAGCTATAAAAATATAGGTACAGAGGAAGAGCCTGAGTATGTAGCACAAGAGGGCTATCATGCTAATCTTAGGTTGGCTTTTGAGCTAACCGAGGCCGAGCTTAGAACTCTCCCTTTAATCACCCCGCCTGATACCCCTGTACGGGGCTGGGCCTAACAGGAGCCAACATGAGCGCACACGCTGCTACCCCTTTAGAGATACGCGACCTCTGGAACCTCTTAGTACGCACTGAGAAGGCTTTACAGGTGTACATCCAAGGGAACGCTAACCAGAACAAAGATACGGAAGGCTTTATCTCAGAGCAAGAAGTGGACACTTTACTCTCTGAGCTTACCCTCGCTGTAAATGCAGTTCTTACTGCTTAATTTAACCACTTAAGTATCACGAATTACCACTTACCGAACAAGGATTTATATGACTATTGCAACTGCCACACCAGCCGAAGTACGCACCCTGTACAATAAATGTATTGAGACCCAGAAGGTTCTCCAACAGTACGTCCAAGGCTCTGCTAATGGTGCTAAGGGTAACCTCAGCTACCTAACCGTAGCACAAGTTACTACATTAGTTACTGCACTGGAAGCAGCCGCAGCCGCTGTGAAGTAAAGTACTAAGTAAATAAGACCTAGCCCTCTGGCACTGCTACGGCTAGGTTGTACCTCCCTAGGGACTTCCTGTCCTCTTGAGGTCTTTAGTTGTCGGTACTATTAGCATCTAATTTTTATTATATTTATGCGAGGCCCTATCCAACCCTCACGCGCCCTCACTTCCCCCATCGCTCCTCTAGGGAACGATTCATAGTACACTGCTAGGGGTAGCTTGTCAAGCTCTTGCTCTATTGCTCTCTCCTGTTGTCACATGGCAACGTCACCCAGGTACGCTATAGGACATTCCACTGGTTAGCTCTATTGTCTAGCCTCTTATCCTCTTAGGTACTCATTCTCTCAGCCTCAGCACTTCGTGCCTCGGCTTCGCTCATTCGTATTCACTGCTAGCTCTACGGTATCCTTCCTTCCTATCTATCTATCCTTCCTGTCTATCCTGTCTGTTCATGGTTGCTCTGTCCCTGTTCCTTTTCTGTCTGTCCATTCTCTGTCCCTTTTCTACTCTGTTCCTTTTGATGCACTCTGTACTCTGTTCTTTTCCTATACATGGCTACTCTGTTCCTTTTCGTCTTAGCCTCTGTTCCTTTTCTGTCTACGGTCACTCTGTTCCTTTTGCTCTGTTTCCTTTTCTGCCTGTCTTAGCGCTCTGTCCTTTTCTACCTTATCCTTCCATGGTTACTCTGTTCCTTTTCTACTTCCTTCCTGTCCTATCTATAGTAGCTCTAGGTGTATCTCCTTCATTCGTACTATCGCTTCGCTCAGTCCTCATTCAGTCGTCCTGCTGTTCCGACACCTTGATACCGTCGGTCAGTCATGCTGCCCTATCCTATCTATACTAGATACTCTAGGTCATACGTTCCTTTCTCAATCCTATCCTATCGTCTAGTCTTTCGTTCGTCACTCATTCCTTTTTATGGCACTCTATGTAAGTTATTGATAATAAAGGGATAAATACATGGTTAATTATTGAGCAGTACGGTATATATCGTGGTTGTACACTTAAAACAACAAAGGACTTGACAAGGGATAATCATTAGTGCACAATGGGAACCATGCCAACCAGCAAAGACAGAACGGCTTAGTCCTAAGGACAGCTTAGTAATCTAGGGGTTGACAAGTAATAAGTTCCTAGCTATAATGGGAACCATGCAGTACAGGATAGTACGGATAGGGAACCGGAAAGGCCCTACTGGAAACCGCAGATAGTAGCGGACTGGGGTTTATTGTCATGATAAATCAGATGTGCCATACAGGTAATGCTGTATTCATCGTAGCAGTTATGCTGGTGATAGGGGTCAAGCACTAGGCACTTGACAAAACAGTAAAGGTTCTTTATAATGGGAACCATGCAATAACAACAGAACGGCCTAGTCTAAAGGACAGCCTAGTAATTGTTTAGCATACAGGAAGTATCAAGCGGTTTAAAATAACGCTTGACAAGTTAGAAAGGCTGAGTTATAATTCAGTCATGCAGTAAGCTAGTAGCAAAGAAGGGTATAAGCATTACTTAGCGTAATGTGACTGCTTAGGCGGGTTTATACTCAGACAGGTGAACGCAACGGTTTATGACCTATTGTAGGAATACAATTAAGACCGTACACAAAGGTGACCGCTTAGACTCTACCGGATGTTACACAAGGGTAGACGAGTGCGAAGGTGTAACGCTAGTTTGTATTACTAGCCAGTCGTAGCTCATGGGTAATTGCCTCATGCGACATAATACAGATAGTGGTACTTGAATCAACCTAGTATCCCTTTCCTTTCTTTAGTGTGACAGACTAAGGATGGATAAGTAAGGCTTTTCATTTTGAGTGGCCTTACTTTGACAAATAAAGGAACTACAATGGACTACACTAAAATCTCTACAGAACAAATCAACAAGGCAGCTAAGCTTATAACTAAGCAAGGCAATAAGATGCAAGAGTTGGTACAATTGTACGGTTTAGCTGCGCTGTATCAAGTTCAAGAGCACGGTAACGTAACACCACTGTGCACACTGTATAAGGCACTGCCTGCGGGTATGCGTACGACAGCATTTGCTATGTGGGCCGTGCAGGCTGGTGGTGTGCGTATTAATGAGGATAAGAACAGCAAGGAGTCTGTACCTTTGGCCTTTGATAAGCATAGCGTGCCGAACCTGTCTTTAGCTGAGGCTACGCCATGGTATAAGGTGAAGTCTGAGAAAACCCTTGATGAAGTAGCCTTTGACATTGACAAGGCTCTTGCCCGTATTCTAAAAATGGCGGCGAATAATCCGAAGGGAACAACTAACCCTGAGCTACTGAAACGCTTGCAGGAGGCCGTGGTGCCCAAAACAATCTCTGCCGATGTACAGGGTACCCCTGAGCCTGTAAAGCCCACTGAGGCCGCTCTGGTGGCTCCTGTTGGGATTACTTTGCCAGCCCTTCCAGCACAATTTGCTTAATTCAGGATCAATCAGGTTGATCAGGTTGAACAGTCACTGTGGCTTCATTGCAGGCCACAGGAGCGGTTTAATCACCGAATCCGATAACTTATACAGGGTACACGCTTTAAATGGCGTACAGGCCCTGTAATCAATTCAGGAGTACGTTATGAATGTACGTTTCGATTCAGAAGGCGGGTACTGGTTGTACGACCGCTTCGGAGATTTAGCAGGGTACGGTTGGCCATCCTTTAGTAAGCCCGGTAAATGGTTTGTGGCGCCTACCGTAGAGGCTGTGGGCTTTTCCCATGTAATAGATGACTTTGGCAATCTTGTAGGGGTATCATCATGAAGATTCAAGTAGCAGTTTATCAGGTGTATGTCCCTATGGATAACAATCTGCCGTATAGTCTATTCCGTACCAGCCTTAAACTCATAGCTGAAGCGTGCGGCGGGTACAGTGTCGAGCGTATTCAAGGTGGTTGGGTAGGTAATGACGGCCAGCTTATCCATGAGCCTGTACAGGTGGTTACAGCCCGTGTGTTTGACTCTGGTGATGAGCCTTGGGAGAACCGAAAAAAGCGTTTGCATGATGCCATGCGGGGTTTAGTGATTGATCAATTAACAACTGGTAAACAGGAGTCCGTCATGACTGATCTGGGTATGGGTATGCAGTTGTACTTTAAAGAGGATTTCTATGCTTAAGGAAAGCGTACAGGCGATTCAACCTAATGCAGGGTTATGGGCAAGGCAGCCCAAGACGGCAGGGCATCCACCAGTGGGTACAATCCCGCTGCGGTCTGGGCCTAACGGTGGCGTAACTCGTTTTAATGAAATGGGAGGGGTAGGGCGTGATCGAAGAACTCCGAGATAAGGCGGTTATCGCTTCCATGATGGCTGACCGATCCCCCTGCCTTATATGGGGTGATGTAGTCATTAAGAATGTAAGCTATGAGTCAGCGTCTAAGTTGGCCGCTGAATTGAACGAACTACGGGTTAAGGATCATGAAGGCGCGGTGCGTCTGTTTGTATCCCGTATGATTATAAGGTGCTGCAATGAGTAAACTAAATGTGGTGGCGTATTACTACACGAACTCCCTAGGCGCTGGTGTAGCCTTAGGGTATCGTAATCCGGCTGACTATGCCGAGGGTACTAAGATGGACGCGTTGGTTACGCTGGCTGATGCCCATGCCTACGCTATAGAGCGTTCTAATCATTCAATGCAGTTCTGGCGCGAGGCGGCTGTCCACCGAGCTAAAGCCCTTGCTGCCCAGACAAGGGCTACCGAGGAGTTGCGCGAAGCATGTGATAAACTTGAGGAGGAACTACAACAGGTTAAGCAAGCTGCCTTTAAGGAGGCATGTACAGCAGACATTAAGCGGGTGCCTGTTGTAACCCAACACCTGCCTAACGCTGAGTTCATGGCGGTTGCTCAGGGAGTACCCCGAGCGGCCTTTGTATCTAAGGAGGGCAAGGCCAAACAGCGTACTGAGGATACAGCCACAGCCCAAGGCTTGCGCCAGCATAGTATAGGCAGTACTTACCCTGTCGTGGTGGTGGGTAAACCTTCTAATATAACGTTTGGCGCCAGGACGGTGTACCGTATTGAGTTTGCTGGGCTGTGTTCCCTCTGGGCGTCTAACTTAGCGGCTCAGCATTGGGCTGAGTCCTTAGCACGTACGTACCACCAGTTAGGTTGGGATGCTGCTGTTGCGTATTTTAAGAAAAGGGTGTACTACAAAGGGGAAATCTATGTGTGAGCTTAAAAATAAAGAGTACGCTACGGTGCTGGCGCGAATGTACCAAAACACCAACGAGCTTACTAAAACATGGGGTATATGTGAGAACCTCGGCCAGTTCTGGCATTGGCCTGGGCGGTGTGTTGTACTTGACTGGTTAGATGCAGCATGGCGCCGCTTAGGGGTAGATCATATGTTCCCAGTGCCGTATCACAATAATTACTATCAAGATAATGCGAAGGCGTTCGATAGTACTCGTAACCTGTGGACTGGTGAGTACGGTGCGAACCGTAAGCACCTACTACATCTATTAATCTTACTAGCTCAGGGGTGGGAACCACCTGCTGAATTTGAAATTGTATGGCCTTACCCGAATACACTGGATTATCGAAAGGAAGATGAATGAATTGTGTATCTGTTATTAATAGTCAGAACCTACAAGCCACCCGTGAAGCACAGGTGGCTGAGTTGAAAGAGCGCGGCTTTGTTGTGGCGGTGCAACAGCACAGTGGCCTTGTAAGCATAGGCGATATTAAAGTGTACACCTCTGTGCGAGAGGCTCGGGCAGCGTTGTCAAACATCGAAGGCGATTGGGCCATTGTTTAAAGGAAAAGAAATGAGCATTAAATTAATCAAAGCAGCGTACAACAAAGTGCGGGAGCTATACCTGAGCAAGTTAATCCAAGAGCTGGATGCCTCTGAAGCCAAGGTAACCCGAGCGTACACGGAGCACCGTTACGAGTTAAATGCGGCACAGGAGGCCGTGAAGAACGCAGCCTCCCGTTTGGAATACCTGAAGGCTGAGGGTAGTAAGGCAGCCGAAGAAGTTAACCGTGCCGAGGGTATTGTGCAAGATGAACTACAGCACGAGATTGCCCGTGTTAACGGAGGCGGGGATGAGTAAAACCTTTCGCTGGGATATAAACCTACAGGTTAAAACAATCATTGGCGATAAGCTACTGGATGAACTCATTGAACGTGGCTCTAAAGATGATGCCCCTGAGTTCCTTAAACAGCTTTACATCAACAGCGTTAAGCCTGAAGATGGGCACATTGATCGGGAACTCTTTGCCAAGACAGCCATCAAAGGTATCCTACGGGGTAAAATCCGGGGCTTCACAGCACACCTTATTGAACACTCTGGCCTATCAGGTACGGTAGCCCCACTACGTATCACAGAGGCAGACGTGGCTGATTCAGAATAGCGGCCCGGCTGTACTCGCAACACTTTTACACTTACTTAATACAAGGACTTACTATGTCAAATGAAATCCAAAACCCTATCGCTGAAACCAATGCCCCTGAGATCAACGTACAGGCCGCTGAAGCCGTCCAAACCCCAGAGGCCACCCAAGCACCTAAGCCTGTTCAAACTGCCCGTGAGAAGCTGGAAAAGCGTATTGCTGAGGCAGAGGCCCGAATTGCCCGTGACACGGAGTTCGTAACTGAAAGCCGTGCTAAGCTGGATATCGTGGATAAACTGGATGCAGTTACTGCTGGGTGGATCGTGGATATCCGTGTAGGCCGTTCTGAGACCTCCCGCATTGTCCGTGGCGTGGTTACAGGGGTGGATGGTGCCGATGACAAGAAACGCTACAAAGTGTACCATGGCGAAGGCTTTGATGCTGAAACCGTAGTTATCCAACAGCACCAGATTCTGGCTGCTGAAGCACCTCAGGCTTAAGTATGGCGATCCACCAGAGAGAATGGTTACATCTGGCTAAGGCTATCCCAATAGGAGGCACAGCCAGGCACCCCCACACTGGGGATCGCACCACCCGCCCTAACCTTGTTGTATCGAATCATGCAGATCGCTGGGCCTGTTATTGCCAATCATGCAAAGCAGGCGGGGTCGTCATGAAAGAACACGTCAGGGTTACAGGTATTGCCCCTCCCAAGCTTAGTACAGCCCCTACACTGCCTTTGGACATGGTATTGATACGAGACCTACCCCTGCCCCTACAAAAGGCCGTGGTGGGCTTCCTGATGCGAAAGAACATGGACTTGATACACTTCGATCAAGACCTGTACTACAGCGACAGCCGGAAACGGATCATGGTACCCACGGCACAGGGTTGGATTGGGAGGGACACGACTGAGAACAGCCCCCAGAAGTGGCTTATGTACGGGAACGTACCCTACTTGGGGGAGGTTCGGCAGGGCGGTACAGCGGTTCTTGTGGAAGATGCTTTTAGTTGGTTTAAACTAAAATGGAGTATTAAGAATGACGAACGTTTCAGATTTACCGACCCTATCTGCACGCTAGGAACTAACGCGAGAGATTCGCTATTCCTTGTACTCGTACAGAGAAGCGTTGCATCGCTCTGGTTCTATGATGGAGATTCAGCCGGAATTAAAGGAGCTGGAAAGGGTGCTGCAAGACTTACAGTTTTTGGCGTACATTCAACACCAGCTACAGCACCTTCAGGGCTTGACCCAAAAGACATGAGTGCGGAAGGTATACGCCAGCATTTGTTAACCCATTTATACGGAGGTGAACTTGGATGCGAACATTCTAGCAGCCCTGAGTAATAGGCAACGGTTTAAATCCATATCTGCCTTTGTTCCTCAGGGTATGCTTACACCAGAAACACAGGCCATGATAGCGTGGTTTAATGTGTACTTCAGTACATTCACTGAGCATGACGATGTGGATGTAGATAGCTTGAAGTGGCTTATTGATCAGCGTAGTGGGGATGCCTCCCCCGAGTCTAAAGCTATCACGATGCAGTACGCTGAGTTATTAAGGCGTAAGCCTGATGAAGGTACCGTTAAGGGCGTACTCAGTTCCTTATATGACTTGGACTTCTCAGGGCGGGTAGGGGCTATCCTTGCAGCGTATGACAGGGGAGAGGATGTAGACCCAGTACACGAGATTGACTTATTAGCACGGGAGGTTAAACGGGCTAAGAGTAATGGTAAGGCCGGGGATTACATCGACACAAGCATTGATGATCTGCTCAAGGAAATAGCTAACGATGTGGGGATTAAGTTCAGAAGAATACCTGCGTTGTTCCAAGCCATCGCTGGAATACAAGGTGGGGCTTCGTTGGCGATTGGCGCAAGACCTGATAAGGGCAAGACTTCATTCATCGCTGACGTGCTTACCGATTGGGCACCACAGTGTATAGACTTCTTCGGCCCTGACCGCCCTATCTTATGGCTTAACAATGAGGGGTCAGGTAAGCGAATCATACCCCGTATTTACCAAGCGGCACTAGGGCTTGACCTGTACGGTATTACAGACCTTTCTAACAAAGGAGAACTACAGGATGCGTATACTAAAGCTATTGGCGGTGTGCCTAACTATATTCGAGTCAAGGATATCCACGGTGCAAACTTGGCGCATATCGAACAAATCGTTGAGGACATGCAGCCATCCGTGGTGGTATTTGACATGCTGGCAAACGTCCGTATGGCTTCAGCAGCAGGCGGTAACAAGGCTGATTCAGTTGAGGCTGCATGGCAGGAAGTGCGGGAGATGGCTGTTCGGTACGACTTTATTGCAGCAAGCACCGTCCAGGTCTCAGCCGAAGGAGGCAATATGTTGTACCCTCCTTACTCAGCTTTGAAGGATTCCAAGACAGGTATCCAAGGGGCTACTGATGTTATCCTTATGCTGGGTTCGTTAGATAATCCACAGCTTGCGAACCTAAGGGGTATTGGTACACCTAAGAATAAGTTTGCAGTCCCCAGTCAGCCCTCGTATATTCAGGCCCAGTTAGACTTCGACGCACCACGGTGCAGGTTCATACAAACAGAAGGCGTTAGTACGGCAACCGTCCCGAACCCGCCTGTACTCACAGGTCAAATTCAATCATGACAGATAAGCCTATATTAATGAAAGGGGAAACCTTTAAGAAGTACGGCCACAAGGTTAAATACCCTGTGTTCGTGGAAGCCAAGTACGACGGTATCCGTGCCAGGATATGGGTGAACTCTAAAGGGGAACTACAGGTAGAGTCGTATGCCCGGAAGCCTTTGAACAACGTCCCCTTACACGGACTAACACAGTTATTTAAGGACTATAAACTAACTGAAATTGACGTAGAGTTCTTAGTTAACTCCGATTTCAATTCAACCTACCGATACGTTCGATCTAAGTCTGTACCTACGGATTTAGTAGACGCTACTTTTCAGTTTATACTGCTAGACTTACCGGATCACCCTAGCTCTTATGGGGAGGATAAACTAACCCTATTTAAGGAGTTCTACAAGTACGGTGTAGACACGCCTATACGTTACGTAGCGGCAAACGAGGCAGAGGTTATGAGGGTGTACTCTAGGTTCCGTTCCCAAGGACTTGAAGGAGTTATGGTTAAGGAGATTGGCTACCAGTACACCCGTAAGCGTTCCCGTTCATGGTTAAAGCTTAAACCAGAGGAAACACATGACGGTAAGATTGTAGCCCTGAACCGTGCCACCAGTATTAAAGGTGAGCCACTTAACCGGGTGGGTTCTATTACAGTGCAACTAGAGGACGGTTCATACGCCTCCCCTGCGGGTTTAGCCCACGGCCTAGGGGAAGATATGTACGATAATCCTAAGGCGTATGTGGGCCGTTGGGTTGAGTTTATTTGCATGGAGCGGGACAGGGCCGGAGGGTACCGCCACCCGTTCTTCAGCAGATTCCGGGAGGACAAATGTTAGGGGGATCAATTGAGAAAGGATGTATGAATCTACGTAACAATATTGTCGCCCCTAAATTTGGAGAAGGGAAATGAAATACAGAAAAAAGCCAGTGGTAATCGAAGCGATTCAGTGGACGGGAGAAAACTCGGAGGAGGTGCAGAGGTTTTTACATAATGGTCATGAGTTTGCAGCAGATGGCTGGGTAAAAGGGCGGTATGTGGAAATCGAAACCCTAGAAGGTTTAATGGTTGCGAGTGTTGGCGATTGGATCATTAAAGGGGTGGTAGGCGAGTTTTACCCGTGCAAGCCGGACATTTTTGAAGCAACTTACGAGAGAGTGAGATGAGGCTATGTCGAAGGTAATGATAATTGATATTGAAACTCAGAATCACCCCTACTTTGGAGCCGTAGCTTCCCCGCGCCACCCGGACAATTATTGTGTAATGACAGGGTACGCTATTGAAGATACCCCGTACAGTGGGGAGATCACAGGCAGTGTGTACCACAACAAGGAACAGGCCAAGGACTGGCTGTATATCCCTGACGATGTTACCTTAATTGTGGCCCATAACGCACCGTATGAGATGGATTGGTTCCTGGCCCAGCAGCGGGAGGAGTTCCTGAAATTCCTTAAGCGAGGTGGGCGGGTATTTTGTACAGCGTATGCGCACTATCTCCTGTCTAACCAGCAGGATACTTACCCTGCCCTTGATGTTATAGCCCCACTATATGGTGGTTCCCATAAGGTGGACGGGGTTAAACTACTCTGGGAACAAGGTGTACTTACGGAGGATATTGATAAGGACTTACTAGGGGAGTACCTGTACGGCCCTGAGGGAGACATTGCGAATACCCGGAAAGTATTCTGGGGTCAGGTTAAGCAGCTACAAGATCGTGGCATGTGGGACATGGCCTTGGAACGTATGGAAGGTATGTTGTTCTGTGCCTTCGCTATGGATGCTGGCCTGTACGTAGACCGAGAGGGTGCGTACAAACGATTGGCTGAACACCAGCAGGACTTGGATAAGCTTAAACAATATTTCCAAGCGTACCGTGAGAACTTCCCTGCTGAGTGTGAGTTCAAGGAGAGTTCTGATTATCACATGAGTGCGTGGTTGTTCGGTGGCCCTGTCCGATACAAGGCAAGGGTACCCCGAACGGATGCTGAAGGTAAGGTAATCCTTACTAAGGTTGAGTGTCTGAAATTTGGGGAGACCTTCGTAACGAACGAACCACCACTTACCCCTGCTCAGTTTGAATGGGCTGTACAAACCCACGGTAATGCAGACCGCTTTAAGGCGGGTAAGAACAAGGGCCAACCTAAACCTTATAAGGTAGATGGTACCGAACCTCAGATGAAGTGGGGTGAACTCTTGTACGATACCCCCGGTATAGTCCCTCTTGATAAACTTCCTAAAGAAGTGCGAGAGGATTTTGAGGAGACCTTCTCAGGCAAACGTAAGCTGGCAGATGACTCCCCTGTGTACAGCACAGGAGCAGACTGCTTGAAGATGTTGGCGAAGCGTCCTGAGTTCCCTAGTGAGGTTAAAGCCTTGCTAGAGAGCCTACTTAAGTTTGCGCTACTTGATAAGGATATCGGCACGTACTACTTAAGGCAGGAACATGATGATGAAGGTAATGTAGTTAAACAATCTGGGATGCTTCAGTACTTAACTGAGCAGAACATTGTACACCATAGCCTGAACATGACTAGCACAGCTACGTCAAGGTTATCAAGTACAAAACCGAACTTCCAGAACTTACCCCGAGGTGACGAGAATGAGTATCATATATCCGAAGTCAAAGATAACTTTGTATCCAGGTACGGAGCTGAAGGTTACATTGTGGAATTGGATTACACAGCCCTGGAAGTGGTTGCGTTAGCCTGTTTCGCACAAGATGAAGCCCTCATGGATGCCCTGCTTAAAGGCACGGACATGCACTGCTTACGCCTTTCTAAGAAGTTGCAAGAACCCTATGAGGATGTACTTAAGAAGTGTAAGGACGAGAACCACCCTGAACATGCTAAGTACAATGAAATGCGTACCCACATTAAACCACCCTCCTTTGCATATCAGTACGGGGCCACTGAGCGGGGTTTAGCCTTTGCTTGTGGTATGGATATCAATGAGGCTAAGCAGTTCATAGCGAACGAGAAAGCCCTGTTCCCCGGTGTGGAGGCGTTCTATGAGGAGCAGGTGTTCCCTGTTGTGGCTGAGAACGTAGTCCAACACCGTGAGCAGTACGACGATGGCTCATGGCGGTTGTACGGTACCGGTACATGGGTATCCCCTGCTGGTACTACTTACGAGTTCAGGCAGTACCCTAAGGCTACATGGTATCAAGGCCAGAAGATTGAGACCATGGAGTTCAAACCTACGCAAATGCGGAATTATCCCATTCAGGGCGAATCATCCTTCTTTGTTCAGGGTACCACCGGACGTGTAATCCGGTGGCTGATATCCAAGGACTTCTTTGGGGGTAAGGTTTGCGTTATCAACACAGTGCATGATGCTATCTATCTGGACTGTCACAAGGACGTACTGAACGAAGCCTGTAAGGGCGTTAAAGCAATCATGGAGGATGTGCCGGGGTACTTCACTAAGAAGTACGGGTACACCCTGAACCTTCCTTTCCCAGTTGGCTGTGAGTACGGCCCTAGTATGGGTAAACATGGTAAACACAAATTCAAACCGGAGTAAATTAATATGTCAGTCTTAGCACAAATTCAGCAGTTAGCGGCACAACAAGCAGCCGTAGCAGTAGATATGAATGAAGCCCAGAAGGGCGGTGGTGGCACCCGCCTGTTACCTACAGGGTACTTCTTTGGACGTATCGTAGAGTACGTTGATCTGGGTACACAACCTCAAGAGTTCCAAGGCAAACCTAAAGACCCAGCGGACGAGTTCCGTATTGGGGTAGCCCTGTGGGGTGAAGGGATCACTAATGAGGATGGTTCACCATACGTCCTGCGCCCTTTCCCTATCGCTATCAGCCGATTCGAGAAGTCTAACACGTACCAAATGTTCAAGGCCCTGAACTACACAGGGGATGCGAACATCAAGCACTTCGCCCAATTCGTGGGTCAAGCCTTCGTGTTCAAGCTGGAGCATCACACGAACAAACAAGGGAAGGTTAGCTCAATCATTAACTTCAAGGGTACCCTACCTCCTTACGATGCAGTGGCTAAGACACCTTACCAAATCCCTGCTGCACCTGATGATTTGTACCGCCTGTTCCTATGGGATTTCCCAAGCCTTGAAGCATGGAACAGCCTGCACATTGAAGGCCAGAGTGATGATGGCAAGTCCAAGAACTTTATCCAAGAGGGTATCCTAGGTGCGTTGAACTTTGAGGGTTCGCCATTACACCAGTTGCTGGTTCAGAACAACGTGGCCTTTACAGTACCACCCAAGAAAGTACCTGAGGCTGCACCAGCGGCCCCACAGCAGGTTATAGCAGCCCCGGCAGGTGTAACTCCCCCTGTAGCCGTTGCGCCTGCTGTAGCCCCTGTAGCGGCCCCGGAGGTGGCTGCCCCCGCCCCTTTAGTTCAACCAGCCCCAGTGTCGCCCGTTACACCTGCCCCGGTTGCCCCCGTGCAGGTGACTGTACAACCTGCTGTGACGACGATATCCCCTTCTGAGCCTGCCCCTGTATCCCTGCCTGCCATGCCTCCTCTGGTTGGTTAATGTTTAAACTACCTGTAAACCCTGAGCTGCTTACACCGCAGTTCGAGGGGTTCAATGCAGGTACTACCCTGATCTGCGATGGCGACGGCCCCGCGTATGTGGCAGCAGCTAAGGCCAAGACCTTACCCACCGCGATCAGGAATTACCAGCAACGAATCCTAGAGTTAAAGTTTTTAACACGGTGTCAGGATGCAGAAGTGCATCTAACCCCTGCCGGGTCATACAAGGCTGGCAGGTTCTTAATCAAGGCTGCACGGCCTTATCAAGGGAATCGGACAGGGAAGTCCAAGCCTCCTTTGTTGGAGGCCCTACGGGAGGCCCTGGCCCGTCCTGAGAACATTCTGCAAGATGAATACAGTGTAGTGATGCACCGCGACGTTGAAGCAGATGACGGGATGATGTACAGTGCGTACCGCCTGAAGGACACTGGGATTATCTGGTCTGATGATAAAGACCTCAGGATGACCCCGTACCCGTACTACGACAAGGAGTTGGGTAAAGTATGTCCTGCTGCTGGTTTCGGTGATGTGGGTCTTGCTTATACACCCGCAGGGAATATGAAACCTGTGGGACAAGGCTTGAAGTTCCTATGGCTTCAGATGCTCATGGGGGACAGGGCTGATAATATCCTGGGACTGGCTAAGCTGGACGGGAAATTGTGCGGCCCTGCACTCGCATACAATTCTATACAAGGTATACGAGCCGAATCTGATACAGCTAATTTTGTACTGGACGGGTACCGGAAGATCA